TGAACTGGTGCCATCCCGGGTTGTTGAACTGGTGCCATCCCGGGTTGTTGAACTGGTGCCATCCCGGGTTGTTGAACTGGTGCCATCCCGGGTTGTTGAACTGGTGCCATCCCGGGTTGTTGAACTGGTGCGCCTGCAGAACCAAATACATTACTTGCATCATAACCGCCACTAATAGCTAATCTAGGTGCAGTACAATCAACAATTCTGACACCTGACAGAGTCGATGAAACACCTTTAGACACATTATCGTATGAATGATGACCTATTAATAATTCAACCTGCGTGCCCGCGTAAAGCATTGACACATATGACTGCGGTGAAAGTTCGTTTTTCAACATATCAAATACTTGAGGGCACGCTTGATATGTGCCAGCGTTAATGCATAAATAACCATTGAACTGACCATCAGCATTGAACTTGTCAGTGGGTAATACTTCTTTTATGCACCACAACCCACCTGCAGGTAACACACCTTTCCAACAACCGTTTAAAAATTCAGCATTCGCTAAAGTATTAAAATCGGCTAAATCCGGCTCTTGTGGATGAACCACTATTTTAGCTGTCCATTTGGGCTTTCCGACAGCGTTATCTGTGTTAGGATTAGTGATCCCATCCCACACCAGTATCCCTTTGACCGTACATAAATTACCATCATAAATTGCCATGTTATTGACCTCGTTTTTTTCCGAACACACTAGATGCACGGGTTGTAGTTGAATCGACAATTTTTGTTTTGCCTTTGGAACGTGTAGCATAAACATTAATGACATCTTCGTCAATAAGTTTTTTCTTGTCGGGTGATCTCAGTGCTAGTGCTTGAGTCGGTGTGATTAATTTTTCCTTGACTAGTTTGGCACCATACATCTGACCGAGTATTTTGATCTCAGGTTCTGGTTTCGTCCAATGCAGCGCGCCTATCGGATTATCAAGCGCTAAACCATCGACTAATTGACCTTGGCCAAACATCGCAATGATTTGGGCGTCAACAGCATTGAGTCGTTCATCGATTGCTGCTTTTGCACGTTTTAAAATGTTGCGATGCAACGCGAGTTGATCTGCAGGAATAATTTCAACGCTCATCGCCGTGCCCACATCGATAGCATTCATGGCTGCGTGATTGGCTGTCTGACAAGCAAAATAAGCGCTGCAGTGTTTGCAGTGTTTGCCGCTTTTTGCTGGTGGATTTGGTGCAAGTGCTAATGCACCTTGATGATGGAGTTGATTAGCATAGGCTCGCAATTCGCTAGCCATAACCGTCCATACTCTGATCGTGCCATCGGGATGATAAGCACGCGGTTGAACGATCCTGATATTAACCTGTATGTGCAAATCATCATGACCAATTTGATCGATAATACCAATAACACCATCGATCATTTGCCAATTCTCGAAAGCCTCAACAACACCATGACCATATTTAAACTCCCAAATATCTAAAACTCTAGCCTGAGCGTTAAAAACCCAACAATCTGGGATCGCTGCGTTTTCAGTCGCATGAATTCTTGGTATTTGGACTAATTGTTCAATCTGGATCTGTTGCAATAAACCATCAGCCTGACAAACTTTGAGCACATCCATGACATATTGTTCGGCTGCATCACACATAGCAGTGTCGATCACTACGCCGTTCGGTGCGATCTGATCAACAAAATCATGACAGAGCACCTTGGGGTAATTTTTCAATACTTGCTCAGATACGTGATGCGTTGCAGTACCTTCGAGCGATGATTCTGATTTCTCAGTTTGCGGATACATCTCCTGCATGACCACTGAGGCGGCACACCATGCCCACCGCGCGGCATCGTGTGCTTTTAACCTTGCCATAATTCATCCAACCTTGCTGCTATGGGCGCTACTAAATCAGGGCAAGCATGCAACTGCGGTAATACTTCTAATTCAAATTCAACCAATACAGCGTTTACAGTATTGGCGTATTCAGAATTTGATTGAATTCGAGATGTGACAGTCGTTAATAATTGAGGGAAAGTAATAGGCGTTATCTGAGTATCATCGCCGCCACCTCCGCCGCCACCGAATGCAGCTTGTGCGGCGGTTTGCTCTACTGCGCCGATCACAACTTCTGCGCCACCTTGCGCGGCTATTCGGGCTTTATTTTCCGTTTCGACTTGCTCGATTAAACCAGGTTGTTTGGTTTTGATCCCTGCTTTATATTTCCAGCTGTCATCTTTCTTGAGCCTGGTTTTACCACTTGAATGAATACGAGCATCCCATGGTAGGCCATTTGGATCAAGTTCTTCGTTTGCCGGTGCCACCGCAGAGGTCGCAGCTTGAGTCTTTGGGTCAGATAAATCAGCCCTTTGTGAAATCTGAGCGACATTATCATTAGTGATTTTTGAGGCTATTTCGCCTGATTCGAGCGTTTCACCTGGGGCTAGTACTCTAGGTAAAATCACCTGTGATTCTGCAGTAACGCTACTTAAAGCTGTTCCTACAACTACAGGTTTAGAATCAGGATGCAATGAGGCCGTCACAACATTACTCGATTCTAAATCCTGAGCGATACCAGCCAACGCACGCAAGATCAGTTTATCATCCACTGATATTCCGTATTCAGCATCTAACTCAATGGTTAATTTCATGGTTATTATATCCTCGTTTTTAATTAATTAAGGATTGGATCATATTCCTTATTGACAACACTGTCAACAATAATTATGCTAGAAGCTCTTTTGATTACTGAGTGTATCCCATGTTTAAAGGAACTAGGAAAATTCAAGAACTAACCGTTAAGTATTTTAAAAACATTGATACTCATGGACAAGAGAAAGTTGATAATTGTGTTAGGTTAGCTAACGCGACTAGATGGACTTATCAATATTATCTTAGTTTACCTGATGATCAATTTAACGCAGCTATGATGAAGTGTTTCCCAAATGAACACTGATAAAATAAACCAACACATAATTACTGTGCTTAGTCAATTGTCGTTAAACACTGTACTCGATGAGGATAATGATTTAATCGTTGAGCTGCTTTTAGGCGATCAAGTTATTAGTAACTGTTGTATTGGTTCTGAAGAAATTAAACAAATGATGAACACGCCTTAATGCAACTCAGAGATTATCAAGCAGCGACAGAATTTGAAATAAACAAAGCCTGGGAAGCTGTCACTAATGTATTAGCTGTCTTGCCTTGCGGTGGCGGTAAAACAGTTGTTTTTGCCAAAATTCTCAAAGATCATAATGGCGCTGCTTGCGCTATTGCTCATCGTCAAGAATTAGTCAGTCAGATCAGTGTGGCGCTGGCTAAATTCGGTGTGAGTCATCGCATCATTGCGCCAAAAGCTTTAATTCACGATATTGTTCAACTACATGTTGAGGAAGTGGGGCGAAGTTTTTATAATCCCTCAGCCAAAGTTGCGGTAGCGGGTGTTGATACGCTGAACAGGCGCGCTGATACCATGCGTCAATGGCTCAATAGTGTCACGCTTTGGGTAATTGATGAAGCGCATCATGTGCTAATAGATAATAAATGGGGTAACGCTTGCAATTTATTTCCGAATGCTAAAGGTTTGGGGGTTACAGCTACACCTAATCGTGCCGATGGTGCCGGACTAGGTCGTCATGCTGATGGCTTATTTGATACCATGATCGAAGGTTCGACAATGCGCGAACTGATTAATCAATCGTATTTAACTGATTATCGAATATTTGCGCCACCTTCTGATCTCGATATGGAAGGCGTTAAAACCACAGCACTCGGTGAATTCTCACCCAAAGAAACCAAGAAACGAATTGAGCGATCACACATTCTCGGTGATGTCGTTAAACACTATTTGCGGATCGCGCCTGATAAATTAGGGATCACTTTCGCCGCTGATGTGGAAAATGCCACACTGATCGCTGCACGATTCAATGATACTGGTGTACCAGCTGCAGTCGTTACCGCTAAAACGCCGCTCAGAGAACGAACCGCAATATTAAAACGATTTAAAAACCGTGACTTATTACAACTGGTTAATGTTGATTTATTTGGTGAAGGGTTTGATCTGCCAGCAATAGAAGTGGTTAGTTTTGCCAGGCCGACGATGAGTTATTCGCTTTATGTTCAGCAGTTTGGTCGAGCGCTCAGGTTGATGAATGGGAAACATTGGGCAATCATCATTGATCATGTGGGTAATATTAAACGGCACGGTTTACCTGATAAATTACAAACCTGGACGCTTGATCGCCGCGAACGTTCCAGCCGTAAAAAACACGATCCTGATCTTATTCCTCTCAAAACCTGTAAGGCTTGCACAGGGTTATATGAAGCTGTATATAAAATTTGCCCGTATTGCGGTGAACTCGATGTGCCAGCAGGCCGATCATCACCTAAGCAAGTTGATGGTGATTTGTTTGAATTAGATGCCGCCACCTTGGCAGCGATGCGTGGCGAAATATTAGCCATTAGTAATGATTTAGATGGTACGAAACTGAAAGGTGATGCGCTTCAACGATTTGCGCAACTCAAACGTCACGCTGTTAAACAAGAAGCGCAGACGACACTCAGATCGGCGATCAGGCTGCTCGGTGGTTACCATATCAACCAGGGTATTAACCAATCAGAGAGCTGGAAACGTTTTTATTTTCGGTTTGGTGTTGATGTCATGAGTGCTCAAGCATTACCTACACGCGAAGCTAATGAACTACAAGAACGGATCATTGAGCACTTGACAGCTTGCGGTGTGGTTTGTTAATGTAATTGTGTCAGATGGAGTGAATTTCCCCCGAGAACCCTTGAAAGAGGGTTTTTTATTGTCTGTCTGTTGACAGCTTCGTCAATAAGGCTCATAATGACTGCTCAATTAACCAACAGGTGAAATAAAATGATGAAATACAGAATCGCAGCGACAGCATGTTTAATGTTGCAAATAGTTCTAATTATGTTTAGTGTCCAAGTTATTAATGCTGAGAATGTAACAGAAGATACGAAGTTATTTCATTTCGGACTTATAATTCTCAATGTTGTTTTTGGTGGGGTTAATATAAAAACAATTTTTTCGGATTAAATAATCAATGAGGGATCTAAAATGAAAGATTTTTTAAACGGTATCATCAAAGCCGATGCTTTTCAATGGTTGGGGTTTTCAATCTTCTGTTTATTTTCCAGCGCTGTGGTCATTTTATTTATATCTTTATCTTCAGATCATAAAATAAAATGCTATTACATGAAATCTGATTCAAGTAATTCTGTTGTGTCGTATAAAGTCATGGGTCATGTTGATTGGGGTGGAGATGTTACTGTATTTATCGGTCATCATCCCACTGATTCAAAGGCAATACTGTCTGATTTAAAACAATGTGCGAGTAAATAATCATGGATATGTTATCAACCTTGTTTATAATCAGCGTCACATTTTCAGTGTTATTCGTCATTGTGATGGCAACTAGAACCAATGATTTACCTTATTTAACCAGGCGATTAACGGTTGAGTTAATGTTTTCTCGTCGTCTAGCGGATGAGATCCAGGTTATCTGTGATTCATTCAGGCAAGGTGATGATGAATTTGGAGATATTGCGATTATTCAATGCGCTAGGCAGGTTTTTGTGAGTGGTAATGAGATTAACCAAATATTTGAAAGTTTCCCTGGTATGATTAAACATCCTGCATCGTTTAGAGCTAGATGCAGCAATCAAAGAGTAGCATTTAACGAATTGCTTAAAGCTATGGGGGTGGGAAGATGATGACGCCAGACGAAGCTGCTTTCACTAAACCTCAAACAAATTTTAATCTAACAGTGCGTGAATTGATAGATCAAGGGTATCTTACTGATTATAAAATATTAGCAAGACCACCATCTAATTTGAAATTAAAACTGGTTTCAAACAGCATGAGAGATCACGCGGTGCTAAGCGATAAAATCAGTATACCTGGTCAAGATCGCAGCGTTGAATCAGTGTGGATAATATGGCTCGTTGGTTTGGGGGCTTGGTGGTTATGAGCACACCACTCACTAAGTGCAGTCCTGTCTGGTTATCAAAACAAGATGAGAATGATCCAAACTTGAGAAAAAATTATCGCCGATCTGTTCGTTATTACAAAAAGCTTTATGCCGCATGGCCAGATTGGTGTGCTAATCATTCTGATTTTAAGAAAATTTATCATGAAGCAAAACGACTTAGAAAAATGGGAAAAGATGTTCATGTTGATCACATTGTGCCAATTTGTTCACCGATAGTGTGTGGTCTCCATGTCCCGTGGAATTTAGAAATCATTCCAGCAAAAACAAATATGTCCAAATCTAACAACATGTGGCCTGGACATCCGTTTGAAAATCACGAATTATTTAAAATGACTCGTGAACCCCATCAGTTACGGTTGTTGTGATGTTTGCTTATCAGTCGACAGCTTGCAGGTGCAGAAAGTGCCGTGCTCGTAGAACGTTGAAAAGACATCCTGATAATTATATAAAAATTCCTCGATGCTATTGCGGATCTAATGAGTGGGTTGTCGATGCTTATAGAATGAATAAGGAATATTTGATTTGGAGATCTGAAAAATGCGATTGTCCTGGTTATTCGTTCCCGCACAGACGCACAGGCGGTTGGTGCTTTCACAACCCTAAACGGAATTTTAATGATGAACATGAGTATGATGAATTTGTTAAACAACATCAATGAGGAGACAATCAAATGCAAATAGCTGATGTTATTATTAAAAAATGCTTACCTAATGTGGTTGGCGTTCATTTCGATAAGTGGACTGTGACGTTTAATCATGTGTATAGAAGTCAATCGATTAGCTTAAAAATCCACAACAGAATCGATTTCATGTCGTATAAAGATGTTCGTTTTTGTGTTGAGTTTTTAATCGATCCTACTAACGGATCATTGAGTTTCAGAAAAGTCAATGTTGTTTGTAAATGTATTGATTACACGTTGCATAGGCATCTGTTAGCTAATCAAATTAAATCTCAATTGATAGGGGTAGATGACTGTGAATAATTTCATGCTTTGGGCGATGCGCTGGCATGTTCCAGATGCTGCAATCAAAGAGATATTTAACTTGTACGGTGTTGATGTTATGCCTACTAGCGACATGTCTGAGGCGGCGATTACTCAACGTGTAAGGCTTAAAGCTAGTCAGAAGGGCGCTAGGTTATGGCGCAATAATGTTGGTGCGTATGACCCCGAAAACCCGCCAACTTCGTGGACTCGATGGGGTTTGTGTAATGAATCAGCCGCACAAAATAAAAAATTAAAATCTAGCGACCTGATTGGTATAACGCCAATTGTTATCGCACAGCAGCATGTAGGGCAAACATTCGGTATTTTTACAGCATATGAGCTGAAAGCAGGCGGTTGGAAATATTCAGGCAATCAACGCGAACAAGCCCAATTTAGTTTTATTAACCTGGTGAGTGCAATGGGCGGCATAGCGAAATTTATTAATAGTGAGGATCAGTTGTGAATAGAATAATATTAAAACACGAAAATACAATGTTACAGCACAGAATACCCATAAAAGACCGAAACAAAGGGATTTGTGTTTTTAAAATCAGCGGTACATGTGAAGTAACAGACAGAGTTGTTGATTGTCTATTTACAGGCACTAGAGAACAAGCCCAAAGTGTACGACTTATCACTAAAGAACAATGTTTAAAAGAAGGAAATTTGAGAAGTCGCCGTGTGTTTTCAAGTAAAAACGGTAAAATTAAATATCATCCTTATAATACGTCAACCGCAGAATCACCTGAACAAAAATTATACAATGACACCTGAACACCGTACAAAATATTTCGTTGAGCACGACGGTGTCAAGTCTGTTTGTTGGTTTATGGGTGGTCTGTTTATTTTTGATAATTATAGAACTGAAACAGATGTTAAAATAATACAGTGTTTGGGTAATGAACGTCAATATTTTGGCACATTGGATAAAGCGCGTAAACTTCAAACAGTCATTGACAAGATCGTCAACAAGTCTTAATATCTATCCAAGCGTGAGTGATGAATGTCGAGGAAATTGATTCTTCATCTATGTGGGTTCGAGTCCCACCTCATGCGCCATTTTAATAGTGATGTAGCTCAAATGGTTAGAGCACCGGCCTGTCACGTCGGAGGTCGCGGGTTCGAACCCCGTTATCACTGCCAAATAACACCGAGGCAAATTATGTCAACAAAAAGAATGAAACCCGATGATCGACGTGATGAGATCCTTGCTGCTGCTTTGCGTGTTGCGATGATACACGGATACGCTGCCTTTACTCGCATCCAAGTTGCTAATGAAGCTAATTGCGCCGAATCCCTGGTGTCTAAGTATTTTGGCACAATGGCGAAGTTCAGACGTAACGTTATGCGCGCTGCTATTAGAAATAATAATAAAGTCATCATCATGCAAGGTGTTTTAATTAAGGACAAACATGCCTTAAAAGCAGCAACACCATCAATGTTAAAATTATTACCGATCTAACAATGCTTGAGTTACCCGCATGTTTTTATGCGCTCGCCCAGTACAACCAGTTTGTCATCTGGCAGGCGATCCCGAGCAAAACAAAACCTGGTAAATTTGAAAAAATAACCATTAACCCTGCCACGTTATTTCCTCACAACGCTCATGATCCCTCTATCTGGTATGACGCGGCTAGCGCTATCGCAATCGCTGCGAACCTTGGTGATACGTTCAGTATCGGGTTTGTGTTTACTGCTAATGATCCATTCTGGTTTTTTGATCTCGACAACTGCACGACACCAGATAATCAATGGACGCCTGAAACCTTAGCTTTTATTGCCCATTTTACCGGGGCAGCTGTTGAGGTATCAATTAGTGGTAAAGGTCTGCACATCATCGGCTCAGGTGCAGCATCATTACCTGAGCATGGGACTAATAACAAACATATCGGCCATCAATTTTATAGTCATAAACGATTTGTAGCATTAACCGGCAATCAGACCAGCGGCGATGCAGCATTTGACGCCTCTCACTTATTGCCTGATTTTGCTGCTTATTATTTCCCACCGACAACCGCCACCATATCAGCAGAATGGACAACCGAACCTGATCCCAAATCCAGGCCTCTAAAAACAGACAAAGCGCTCATTAGTAAAATGTTGTCATCAAACAGTGCTCATACTGTTTTTGGAAAAAAAATCAGCGTCGCTGATCTATGGAATGCCAACCCTGAAACACTTGCAAGTGTTTATCCGCCATTTAACGAAACTGACCCGTTTGATCGTTCATCAGCCGACCAAGCATTGTGCAATCATCTGGCGTTTTGGACGGGTAAAGATTGCGACAGAATTGAGCGATTAATGAGTCAATCAGGTTTAATGAGAGATAAATGGGATAAACGTCCGAAATATCGAACAGCTACGATCCTAAAAGCTATCAGCGGTTGTCAGGATGTTTACGGTTCACAAAAAGCGGAACAGGAAGAAGCTCAGACAGTCTGGCAACCCGACCAACAGATCACTAATACCGCTATTACCGCCAACGGTGGATCGCAAATCGTCACTTATGAAGAACGCCCGCAATATTTCGCTGGTCATTTTTTCCTGACCCGGTCAAGCAAGGTGTTTTGTCCTGATGGTGTGATGCGCAATCAAACCGAATATAACGCGATGTACAGCATTGCTGAGTTTGCTGAGCCATTCGGAGGTAAGCCTGTCACCGAGGCATGGAAAGCTTATGTGACTGCCACAGACGTGACTCGCATGTCGGTTTATGACACTGCGTATCGGCCTGAGTATGGATTCGGTGTGACGTTTACTGATTGTGAGCGAGAATATGTCAACGAATATATTAACCGCGACGGCAAGCGTGTTGTAGGCGACGCATCACCGTTCCTCAACCATGTGAAAATCATGTTACCTAATGGTCGCGATGCTGAAATATTACTGTCATGGATGGCTGCGCTGGTTCAGTATCCTGGTGTTAAATTTAAATGGTCACCGTTTCTACAAGGCGCTGAAGGTAATGGTAAAAGTCTGATCACTCGATTATTAAGATACTGTATTGGAGTTGACCATTTTGAAGATGTTGACCCTGAAGAATTCTGTAGCAGTGGTGGAAAATTTAACGCTTATGTTAAAAATAAGCGATTAGCGGCATTAGAAGAAATAAAAACTGGCTCACGAAACCAAGCTGAAGCAGCGCTTAAACGATTTATCGGTAACGATTATCAATCGGTGCGAGCCATGCAGACTGATCAGATCACGCTACGTACTTGTATTAATTGGATCCTCAATAGCAACCACAAAGACGCTATACACGTCGGTGATGTTACACGTCGATTTGCTATATTATTTTGTGCTCAACAGGAGCTTGACGATCTCATTCAATATGATATGCAGCGAGGCGGTAAATATTTTCGTGAATTGTTTAAATGGTTGGATGGTGGCGGTTGGGGGATCGCGGCTAACTGGCTTGATACTTATGCGATCCCTGTGGAATTTAATCCAGCCGGTGATGCGGATAAAGCGCCTCAAACAACCAGTTTCTTAGAAGCAATTAGCGAATCAAAGAGCGCACCACACCAGGCGGTTGCTGAACTGCTGAGCAGTGGTAGGCCTGGCACGCTGAATAGTTGGGTCAGTATTCAAGCGATCAGAAGCATATTACAGTCTGATTATGGGATCAGGTCGCCGAGCGGCAAAATGTTGGCAAAATATCTCAAAGCTGAAGGTTATATTAAACATCCTGCATTAATCAACCAAGGTAGACTCACAAGGACTGTCATGCAAGAAGGTGGGCAGCGTTCAGTGATTTATGTCAAGTCAGGTAGCGTGCAAGCAGGGCTCACTGACGCCGCTGATGTAACAGAAAAATATCTCAATGCCCAGGGTTATCTTGGATTGCCTGCTGCGCAACAATCAACAGGAGTACAACCATTATGACCATTTTAATAATTATTTATATACTTAGCATCTTGATCTGTTTTTCGACTTGGTTTATTGAAATACGTGATCGATTAGATTTTTTTGATTTTATTATGATATTCGTTCCTGTTGTTAATACGGTTGTGGCTTATATGTTAATGCGATTCTTTATTTCAGATTATATCGATAGGAGCGAACCATGAACAGTAAAATAAAAATGGTTTACGTGGCTTGTGCTCTGACGGCGGATACTGAATTTGAACGAAATCTTAATATACAGGCAGCAAGACACGTTGGGTATAAACTGTCTAAAGCAGGGTTTTATCCTGTTATGCCAACAGTTAACACTGAGGGATTTGAGAATGCTAATACTATTGATTTTTGGTATGAAGCCACATTAGAGTTGTTGAGGCGGTGTGATATTGTTTATGTGGTTAACGGTTCACATGATTCAACAGGTGTTGAGGATGAACTTGCTGAAGCTAGAAAAATCAGAATACCTTTTTATGATGACATCAAACATCTGATTACGAGGGAAAGTTATTGACGAAACTGTCAATAAAGAATATCATAATATTTTTAACAGGCGATTATTATGATCAAAACCAAACGAGGTTATCACTCCATCACCAACGGTATAACAACTTGGTGTTTCTATGAACAGGCTGTTGCTAGTGTTTTAAGCGCTTATATTGATGGTGACGTTGACAAATTAACTGATCTTTGTATTCTTATAATTAATAATCTTACAGGCGTGTCAGACTATTCTAAGTGGCCTCATACTGTTACTAATGAGTTTGAGTTAGGTAATCAAATAATACGAGATAAACATCGTGCTGAGAGGGGAAAAGATAAATTATGAGTCACTACCAACATTTAAATGATGAAATTGTAAAGCTTCAAGTTCAGAAACAGGCGCTTGAAGTACTCATCAGAAACCTTGAATCACCTGAAGTTATCGAGGGTATGAAAGCTGAATGTATCGGAGAAATTAGTTATCACATCGAAGAACAGTGTCCTAACTGTGTTCATTGTGACGATGATGAAGTTTGTGAAACGTGCGGCGATGGTCAGGTTTTAACTAGAAAGATAATCGTTTCATGGACGATTATGAAAGATGTTTATAGGTTAATGCACGGATCAAAAATCAAACTACTTAACCAGCAAGGAAAGGACATAACAGGTGACATATGAGTGATAAAAAACCAAATATAGTGATCGCTGGTGATGCGGTTTGGGCAGGCATTGATCTAGATGATTGTGCTGAAATAAAAAACGCTTTCGTTATTCAGTTTGAAAATATCGAACAAATGAAAGCTGCAATAAAAGCTGGATCATGCGAATTTGATTTCATGAGATCTGATGAACAAGGAATTGACCAGTATGAGTAATTTTAAGCACGTTTGGAAATGTCCTTATTGTGATGCTGGAGATAATGAGAAGTGGAATAAGTCGTGTTATTACAAGCTGATAGATCACATAAAAGATAAGCACTTAGATAAAGCTTTCAGTGATATGGTTTGTCGTTTTAAGACTGAAAGCAAAAAGCAGCTGATAGATAGCCGGTGGAGATTTTTCAGAAAATGCATTAAAAGCACAAAGATTAAAGGAAAAGACCATGATTAACTTAAACCAGGCTTGTCCTCGTTGTGACGGCTTCACATTTGAACCTGATAACGATGAGAAAGATTGCAAGCTTTGCTTTGGTAGCGGTGATTTAGGTGATGCTGTAATGCGACATATAGAGAACTCTCACAAGGCTGGTGGACGTCACGGCGATCCAATCATGCAATTAGTAGCAAAGCATTTAATTGATAATGCTGATTAACGGCTTTGCGGGTAAGTACCAAGTTATAAGGGCTGTAGAGATTCACCACTAAATTTAAAAGGTATGTAGTAAATATGAGTAAGTTAAGCGAAATAAATAGGCTTCATAAGGACCTAGAAAGAAAAAATAAAAAGTTAGACGCATTGTTGTGGGTCTGGTGTGACGGTGGTTGTGATGGTGGAGTTAATAGATACACTCCAAAAGAACTTACATTAGAAATGGTCGAAACGGCAGAAAGAAATACCAAGAGATTACGGTCATGGTATGAGAATCATAAATTCAAAAAGCAATGGAAGTTAATGTCCGATCAGGAAAGAAATGAGTGGTTTAAAACACACAAATAGTTACGGGGAAAGTTAAAATGCAATTAGATGAGTATATAAAAGAAGCTTTTTTAGCTAGATGGCATGGTGAAGTTGTTACTTCAAGTTTAGATGAAATGAAAAAGCAGCTACATAAAAATTTAAAAGATCAAACTAATGGTTATTGGTCTGGTAGTTCCGCTTACGGAATTATGGTTGATTACGGATTTTTAATTGATGCGAAATTTGAAAACCACAAACCTAAAAAAACTAACTAAGCTTGGTGAAGTATTTATGAATGACTACGCTGAAGAATGCCAAGTGAGCCAACCACCAGCAACTCCTGGCTACATTAAAAATCATCGTAGCGCGTAACCAAGGAAAGTTTCACATGCTAGAACCAATAGAAAAAGGTCAGCCAGGATGGAAGAAAAGAAGGCTTCAAATCACGATATTGGAAATTGTTAGCAGGGCTACGACTCCTCAAACAGGCTGGGATATTTATCAAAAACTAATGAAGAAGAAAAACTATTCAGTCCAAGGTAATGATCTTTGTATAAAAATGAATTCTCTTTGTGAGATGGGTTATTTAAAAAGAGTGGGTCATTATGATTGTGACTCACAGTATGTTCTTAACAAATATAAGACATTAATTGTTTGTTTAGCCGATGATCAATGTCACACAGTAGAACTAAAATAATTACGGGGAAAGTTTAAATGTTAATTACAGTACAAGAATTAGGGCAGAGCAATCAAGTAGATTTGTGTAAAAGCTGCTGTCATGAAATGCCAACATGTGAAGGTGCTGGCTCTGATAATTTAATACTCGGTGACGGTTTAGGTGGTGATAATACATGCGCTTGTGCTTATTACGAACCAATAGAATTGCGCCACCCTAAACATGATGGATGCGGAAGCATTTAAACACCGGAAACTTTTTAACATGAGAAAAAGTAAAGTAAGTGATTGGTTCGATAAAGATGGCGCTTGTAAAATTTGCGAGGGCGAACTGCCTCACGGTCATCATGGAGATTGTTTTGTATACTCAAAAACACTTCAACTCTTGAACTAACCTTGGAAAATTTATTCACCTAGCCGCCTCAGGGCGGTTTTTTATTACCTGTGGGATCTGTAGCCGCTACGATGTCTATATGTCTATTTGCGTTTTAACACTTTAGCCATCGTGTAACCCTTGTGTGGTGTGGTCTGCGGCACCATTCGCCTACATGTCTATTAGATCAGGCTTTCTTAGATACATTAGACTAAGTTACTACTTTTTCTATTAACTTATTCATTCTACTACTAACTTGATAATTTTAACTATAACTAGTAATATAAAGAAAGAAGTATATAAAATCAATCACTTAGATACGGCTAGATATCATATTTTTTAAGTGTCATAAACTGACCGATATAGGAGAAAACATTATGAAAACAACGAATTACAACGCCTTGATAGAATATAATCCAGATACAGGAAGGCTAATTTACACAGATACAGGTTTAGATGCCACCACTGTGGTTAAATCAAATAATAGAGAGTATTTAAGAGTCACTGTACGCGGTATAACTTATGCTGGTCATAAATTAGCCTGGATGCTAGTCACAGGTGAAGAACCTGCATCTGATACTAGAATAAGATTCATCGATGGTGATCCTCTGAATATTAAGGCTAACAATCTGACCTATGGGCACGGAAAATTATCTAATCGGTTATTGAAGCCGCGTTATTTGATCCGTAATACTCAAGAAATCGTCTATAAGTATGAAGTAGTGAGTATTAGAGGCGATCAAATAACATGGTTAAATAAATTTCTCTCTATAGCAGAAGCTCAAGCGTATATAGACGAGCTGAATAAACCACCGTTCAAAACTACACTGAGCATCACAGATAAGCTGGTCAAAGGCGTCATTGAAGGCGAGGCTGTGGAATATACCAGCAAGAACAAAGCCGAATCAATAGCTATTGCTCAAGCGCTACTATTAGGACTATAATTGACAACATGGACAATAAGATTTCAGAATGTACAGCCTGCGAAGAGAATTTTGCACAATTCTATGTAATGGAAGGTAAACCATCACCTGCCTACAGACACGCATATAGCACAGAGAATTGCAAAGCAGCAACTGTGGCATCCAATGCTCAGCAGGTTTTGAACCGTGAGCATGTACAGCTCAGGATCTATGAACTACAGACTATTAAGACTGAATCATTTAGAATTTCAGCCAGAAAAAAGAAAATGTATCTTCTAAAAATCATTGAGACTCAGTTACAGACAAAAGGTGGTGATGACGATCAAATTATTAAAGGCGATCTCAAAGCAGCACTCTCTGCCATTGCTGAATTGAATAAAATGGATGGTCACCTGGCAGCGAGTAAGAAGGATTTAACCATATCAACCATAGAGATCAATATAGACGAAGATGACGACGATCTATAAATTCAAAAAAACGTTCAAACAAAAGCAAGCGACTAAATTATTAGCAGCCGTAAAATATGCGTTACTATTTGGTGGTAGTCGTTCAGGTAAAACATTCATTATAGTTCGTAATATCATTATTAGAGCGTCTAAAGTCAAAAGCCGTCATTTGATATGCAGGTTCAGATTTAACAGTGTTAAAACTTCAATAGGTATGGACACACTACCTAAAGTAATGTCTTTATGTTTTCCTGATCTCCCTTACACACTTAATAAAACAGATTGGTTTGTCACGCTGCCAAATGGATCGGAAATATGGTTAGCGGGCACTGATGATAAAGAGAGAACTGAGAAAGTTTTAGGGACTGAATTCAGTACAATATATTTCAATGAATCAAGTCAATTCACCGAATGGGAAACAATCACATTAATCCTCACTCGGCTTGCTGAGAATACTAAATTAGTTAATCGGGCGTGGTTTGATTGTAATCCACCCACTAAAAAACATTGGTCTTATATCGTTTTTATTGAAGGAGTTATTCCAAAAACACGAGAACAAATACCTGGGTTTGAAAAGAATTACGGCAACATGCTGATGAACCCAGGCGATAATATTGATAACTTGCCTAATGATTATATTGATATGCTCAAAGGATTACCTTTAAAGCAGCGTCAACGATTTTTAGAAGGTAAGTTCTTGCTTGATATTGAAGGGGCTTTATGGACTCAACAAATGATTGATGAGGCTAAAGCGATGCCTGAACCATGGCAGCTCAAACGCACAATCATTGCTGTTGATCCCGCCACCACAAACGAGGAAGATTCGGACGAATGGGGTATAGGAGCAGCCAGCGCTTACGCTAACGATATTTATAGCGTTGATGCTGACTATACCGCCAAAATGTCACCTGGTGATGCTGTTGTTGCAATTATCGAGGCGTATAACCATCATCATGCTGATGCTGTTGTTGTGGAAACTAACCAAGGCGGTAAGATGATTGAAACGCTTTTACGTAACGCAGGATTCACAGGCAGAGTAATCAATGTTCACGCTAGCAAATCTAAATTTTCCAGGGCTGAACCAATTGCAGCACTCTACGAATCTAATGATACGAAACAATGCCAAGTCAAGCACAGACCAGGTCTTGAGGAGCTTGAAGAAGAGATCACGCAGTACGTCCCACTCACTGCCAAAAAATCACCTAATCGCTTAGATTGGGTTGTTTGGGCGTTAACTGAGCTATCAGGTGGTGGTATTGCCGCTGGTGGTTTTTAATTGTTGACAGCATCGTCAATAGAAGAGTACACTAACAGCTCAATTAATTAACAGGTAATATGGGAAAATGAAAATACCATTAGGAACAATAGTAAAAGATCTCGTAACAGGTTTAATTGGAGTTGCAGAAAATCGAGCTGAATTTATGTATGGATGTGATCGATATCTGGTACAACCACGAATCGGAGGAGATGGGAAAATACCTGAAAGTCATATGATTGATGAAACTCAACTTGTTTTATTAGAGCACTGTGATCCTGTTATGCAACCGCCTTTAGAGCCTGTTAAAATCTTTGAAATGGGGCAAGAAGTAATAGATCCAATAAAAGAAGCTAAAGGTGTTATTACTGGTCGCGCTGTCTATTTGAATGGATGCGCTAGGGTGATGATATCGCCTAAACAATCATCTGACAAAGATTTATCACCATGGTGGGTTGATGAAGGGTTGCCTGTAGCCACAAAGAAAAAACATTCCGCGCCATTTATATGCAGCGGAGTTAGGCGTAAAGATAGGTGAATAAGTTTAGGCACCAAATCTAAACAACAAAACCTGGAGCTGATCACTCGTTCGGTAACTTCGGCGCATATATCACCCTTCTCTAGCCTTCTCAGGCAAATTGTGCTATATATCAGCAAACTATTGTCTGAAGATACCCTGTGAAAAAATCCAATGTCGTAGAGATCACCAAGAACGATACCCTCATAGGTAAAATCATCAATGGTTTTCAATTCACCCTGCGACGTATGCAAGGCGGCTTAGGTTTTGGTATCAGTCCGGACGGTAAGAGAGACTATAATAAAATCTTTGGTTATGGTACTAACCTGCGCTACAGCGATTATTTCGCTATGTACGAGCGTCACGATTTCGGACATGTGATCGTTGATAAAATTGCTAAAGCTTGTTGGAATGAATTACCTAAAATAATGAGCGGTGAGACTCAGATCCTCAAGGACGAAATGGATCAGCTTAAAAAGATGGGGTTTTTTAAAGCTTTGCAACGTGCTGATCGACTCAATAGAATAGGTAATTTCAGTGTATTATTGATCGGCATGCCTGATGGATTAGATCTTGATAAGCCGCTAGGCTCAGCTACTGATATACAAGGCATGTATTTTAATCCTTATAATTTTAATGGTATTGAGATCCTTAAACAAGAGGATGACCCACTATCGCAGCGTTTTGGACTACCTGAACTTTATCAATTACAAACAACAAACCATGGTGAAAAAGAGAAAGATTCTCATGTTGTGTCAGTCGTGGTGCATCATTCCAGGATCATTCACCTGGCAGAGGGAGCGCTTGATTCTGCTGTTGAAGGCACCAGCGCATTAAAAGCCGTGTGGAATTCATTAATTAACATTACTAAAACGACTGGTGGTAGTGCTGAAGCTTATTTCCGTAATGCCAGACAGCAATTAGCGCTTGAGGCTGACAAAGACGCAAGACTTAAAAAAGGTAGTGAGGAACTTGCTGCATTAAAAGAAAACGTCGAAGATCATATGAATGGTTGGGATCCAGTTCTCAGGCTGCAGAACATGAAAGCCAATAACCTCAATATCCAAATGATTAGCCCCCGTGAGACTTTTGACATTAACGCTGAATCAATCAGTGGTGAAACAGGTATACCGATCAGAATACTCACCGGTAAAGGTGGTGGTCAAACGACAGGTACAGAAGATCGGGCAAGCTGGAACGCTTTAATCTCAGATAGACGTACTGACGAATGCGATGACTATCTGATGCAAGGCTTACAGATTATGAGTAATGGTGGGATGTTTAAATTGCCTGATAATGCTATTGTCGAATGGCCACCGCAAGCATCGACGAATGAAAAAGAAGCGGCTGAAGTAATCAAAAACAAAGCAGAAGCATTTAAATTTGTGATTGAAGCGCTCAGCATGCCTGTCGGCGATGAGGCTGATGCTACTGTAGTACTTGAAACAATAGGCTTTGAAGGTATTGAGATTGATACCAGTGATATTGAGCCAGAACCAACGGAGCCAGAAGATGACAGCGAAGAGAATGAGTAAAGAAGATCTAGTTGCTAATACGATTACATTTATTCAAGGCAATGAGATTGATGAGCCTAATCCTAATTTCCCGAATGGTTATGTGGACATCATAGCGTTAGATGGATTGGAAGGTAATCCAGTCATTCCTGGTGCTGGTACTTTTACAGTATCGGTAAAAACAGATATTGATGGCGGTTTTAAAACTGTCGGAACAATTAGCGCTGCTGAGGCTGCGGGTTCAGCAGGTAGTGATGGTGACGCTGTTGGGTTAACATTCACTGAATTACCGCTGGAAGTTAAAATCATACCAGCGGGCGTTACTACAGCGACCCATTATCGCGCAATTTTTAAACAAACGAGTTCTCAATGATATGACAATGAAACGGATCAACAAGGAAGCCTTGATCAATTCAACTATCTTTTTCACCCAAAATGATGAAACCATTGATCGAGTCGAGCACTCTTTCGCTATGAACCATATAGACATTATTAGCCTGGATGGTTCTGGTGATCCTGTTACACCAACAACCGGTTCATTTGATATTTTTGTACGTACTGATGTCAATGGTGGATTTAAACGGATCACAGAGCGCTCTAATTATCCTGCTAATCTTACAGGTGGATCAAAATTATCTGATGGGGTGGCGGTCGATGCTAAATTTGTCGGTTTTCCACTTGAATTTAAAATAGTACCTAGCATTGATATCAATATTGCTGTTTCATACCGTGTGAATATTAAACAATCCAGCGTGCAGTTAGGTCGAGTACCGATAGAAACATCCGCTAGAGGCGATGTAGCGATCCCTGTATTTGTTCAAGATCAAACCACTCAAAGCCTGGATTTATTGTTTACTCAGGATGTTGATACCTCTGAATTAGACGTTGACACTGTTAAAGATAGTCGGTTTTTCGATGTAGTCGCAGGAGAAGGTGTAAAATTTAGTATTAATGATATTATCGAGATAGGGAGCGGATCTCAATTCATCCAGGCAAGAGTCAAAGCAATTATTGTTGATAGCATTGAAATATTCAGTCCAATGAATAGTGTTTATCCAGCAGGTACAACTATTGTTATTAAAAATGATAACTTAAGAGTAGATGGATCAACAATCCCTCAAATATTCGAAATATCACCAGAAATCAGTCAAATAGGTGATATAACTCGGTTAATTCTGCGAATGGAAGGTACTGCACCAATGGACAGTGGGACATTTGGCACTTTACCCGCAGTGACGAACGGTGTAGTTTTAAGACGTAAAAAACCAGATGGTGATTTCAATAATCTTTTGAATTTTAAAACTAATGGTGATTTTGTAGCGCATTGCTTTGACCATAATTTTTTGCCTAATAATGGTCAGGGTATTAGACTGCTTGTTGCTCGTTTAAGTTATGGAGGACAAGAGAGACACGGGGTTGTTCAAAGGCTCGACGGAACGTTATTAGAAGAATTGCAGGTTGTGATCCAGGATGACCTGACAGGTGCCACGTTTACTAATTTCACACTCTTCGCTCAAGGACATGAGGTGCAACAATAATGACATTACAAGATGCAGCAGCAGCAAGGACAGCGGCCGACTTAAGAAATCCTATCGATTATAATTCTGTAACAATGGGTGAATTAAACACCTTGATCAGTACGTCTGATGGTGAGGTCGTATTGACTTTAACCACAGAAGGTGAAAACGGATCGTTAGAAATTGTACAGACAGATAGCAGTAAGATTGATTTGTCTGATTTTATAGATGCTGTGAAATCAAAAGATTACGATGTTAGCCATGTTCTGCTACCGAATCAAGTAACTATATTTGTGAGATTTTAATAATGGCAATCAGCAACAACCCCACAAAAACACGCGGTATTGAGAAAGCGTGGCGACGAGAAATCAATAAGCGATGGGCAACCTTCACGCGGGATACGATCAGGGAACTTCGTGCTGTTGGCGGGTTCACGGTTAATAATTCACCTGGTTACAATCATATAAACGTAAGCGATAAACTTAAACAAATCAATGCTTTGCATGCTACCCCTGTTAAAAACATGCAGGAAGTGAATGAAATAGATCTGAAAATTAGGTCAATTATGGATGAATGCGAGACTATTATGGTCAATGCATTTGAAGCCGATCCCAGTCAGTTGAGAGCCTACATTGCTTTTTTTCAAGAGAAAATTGACGAGTTATTATTAGGCACTTGGCAAGAAAAATATCAACGCAGAGCTTATAACCTTGCGATCACGCGGGCAAACGCTGCGTTGCGCCGTCAAGGTGCCAGATTGAAGATCACAACAGCTGATCGCGCCCTTGCTGCCAGGATTCAAACATTTACCGCCACCGCATCCCTGGGTATTACAGCAATTGATTTAGCTGCTTTTCCGCTCCATCAGGAAACATTAGAATTTTTATTCACTCGCTCGTTTGAAGCACTCGAAGGATTAACAGTTGATTTAGCACGCCAGGTTCGGATTATTTTATTTAATGGTGTTGAACAAGGATTAGGTATTGCGGAATTAACCAGACAGATAAGAGATCGCATAAATGTTAGCCGTTCAAGAGCTAGATTAATCGCTCAAACTGAGATAATACAAGCTTTTCAACGAGGCACAATCAACCAATCGCAACTAGCCAGCGAGTTTATTGGCGAAGAGGTCAAGTTGCGATGGGACACCAGGAGAGATAGCAGAGTCAGACCCCTCCATGTGGAGTTTCATGGGCAAATTATGACTCAGGCTGAGGCACGTAAAAAAATCAATATTAGTCCGTTTCGATGCCGTTGTGGATTATCACCTATCATCATGGAAGCAGACACGCCTGAATTGCGATCACAGCTTGCAGAAGAACGCAGACAGTTAATTGCGCTTGCTGCATAATTCCTTATTCGTCACCAAACCCGCGAATATTTTCCAACGGTAACCATAAATCATTATGCTTAACCATACATCCTGAAAAATACCCATATTTATGTTCTTTAAAAGAAATTGATTTTTGATCACACCTCTCTTGATTGATCAAATAAAAACCTATGAGTCCACCAACGATCACCAATATTATGGCCAATATCGCAATAATTGTTTCTTTGTCCATCCTGCATCACCTTGTTAATTTAATTGAGCGGTCATTATGCTCCTTATTGACGAAGCTGTCAATAATAGATATCGAATATAAATTCCTTATTGACAGCTTCGTCAATTAAATCAATCAGTTAGAGCATTGACGTGTGACTCAGCATAAGCTACTATTCGGAAAACAGGAGTGCATTTGTGCTTATAGCGATCAATAGCCATACAAGCGGAAAATTTAAACGGCAACAAATCAACGGGCGATCACATCTCGTAACATCAATGATGCCTATTCGCGGTGATATTTCGATGAACGGGATCATGTATCCTGATGCACAAGTTAATAAATCATTTAATCAATTACACGATTTACCAGCACCTAATGGTCATCCTAAAATTAATGGTATTCATGTTAGCGCCTTTAAACCGGCCAGTATGAACGCTCATAACATCGGCGGATTTATCCGCAACCCTAAGAAAAAAGGTAAAGAGGTTAATGTTGATTTTTTACTTGATGAGAGTGTTGCCAATCTTTCGGATGATGGTAGAGAGTTGATTAAGCGTATTGAAACCGGTGAAAAAGTTGGTGTATCTACAGGTTTAAATATTGACATATTAATTAACCAATCAGGTGAGGACGATTTCGGTACAAAGTTCGATCGCATCGGTGAGGGGTTTAATTTTGATCATGTGGCTATACTGCTCAATGAAAAAGCTGCTGGTGAGCATGCTGGTACTGAGCTAAAACTTAATACAGAAGATCCTAATGATCCAATATTTGTTGTTAACCTGGCACAGTGTAACGATTTAAGCGCTGATGATATTCGTCACAAGTTACATGTAATGATTCAGAGCGCCGACGAAGATGTGCATAGATGGGTTGTTGATATTTTTCCAGAATCAAAAGTGTTCATATGGAATGAAGAAGTCGGCAACAGTACCCGATTATTTAAGCAATCGTATTCGGTCAGCTCAACAGATGAAGTTTCAATTATTGATATCCCTGTTGAAGTCAAATTAATTAGAGAATTTAAACCAACCATAACTAACGAGGATCAGGACATGGACAAAACCAAACTAATATTAGCGATTATTGGTTTGACTACTAACGCCTTGAGTGGTGATGATGAGGCTCGTCTATCGTCGATGACTGAATCTGAACTAATCAAAGAATTAGCGGCCAATACTAAAAACGCTGTAAGTATTGATCAAGCTAGAGAAGTCTTAACCGCTGATGGTTTTGATTTTAAAGCTTTTGACAATTTCAAAACAAACGAAAGTGCATTTAAAGAATATCAAGATGCTGAAGAAACTCGACTGAATAAAATCAGAGAGTCAATCACTTCTGCAAATTCTGAATATACTGCTGATTTACTGGCAAACAAATCTGAAAACGAGTTACTGGTGATCAATAAAATGATTACTGGTAATAAAATCGCTAAACGTGTCGGCACAGGTCAGGCACCAATAGCAAATAGTCAGGCACTAGCAACGTCTAACGAATACGACATGTAGGAGGGTTCACCATGTCTCAACCAGCAGAAGTAATAGAAGTGGTAGGCGGGATCGCAGGTCAACCTGTCGTTAGTGAAGCTTTGGCCGCTGCAGCAACAACAATCAAACCAGGTCATCTGATTGAAGAATTAGCAGCCGGTACAGTTCAAGAGCATGGAGGAACAGCACTTAATGCTCAAAAGTTATTTGCATTAACCGATCTAACGTTGGGCGGCACTAGAGACGATGTTTATGCAGCAGCATCATTAGTTCGCTATGGTGCCTTTAATACTGGTCAAAGGGTGTTTGGTCGTGTGGCAGTCGGCTCAGTGGCCATTGTAATTGGTGACGAATTACAATCTAACGGTGACGGCACAGTTGAAAAACTAGTAGCATCGGCAGCAACAGCACAATCAGCTCGCGACTCTATTGTCGGATATGCTCGCGAAGCAATCGATAATAGCGGTGGTTCAGCTGAAGTGTTTATTGAATTGAGGGTAGCATAATGGGCGATATAGTATTAGGTAAGCTTTATTCAGCAATGGGTAATAGTCGCGCAGAACATGCAGCTATGATTGCGATGAATGGGCAAAATTGGGCAAATTATGAGCAAACACACAACGATGTATTTGCTGCACATAATTTGCAAAAATATCGAGTGTTTAACGTTGATGGGGAACTCATCGAGAAAAACGACGATAAACAAGCACTGATTACCAACGCTAACGGCACTGTGAGACATGAAGATTTTTTAGTTATTCGTGACATGGTAATTGAAGTTCGTAGACGTGTATTACATGGTATTGCGGATTTGCGTGAGGCTGGTTTATCGTTTTCTGTATCAATTGGTGATCAATTAGTCGGCTTTGAAAACGTTAATGAGTTTCAAGAAGCAAAACAGGAAATGAATCCGCAGAATTATGATAACAATGACACTGTTTTCACTGAGGATTTTGTCCCGAACCCGATCACACATAGCACGTTCTCTGTGCCATGGCGACAAGAAGGGTTTAACTATAAACGTTCATTAGGTATGAAGGAAAGTTTACGCCAAGTTGGTGAGCGATTAGAAGAAACGTTGTTTAATGGTAATACAGGAATTGCTGTCACGTTTCAGGGCACAAGTTTTCCTATTTTTGGTTACACGACTGATCCAAATCGCGGCACAGGTACTATCAGCAACTGGACGTTAACGGCTAGCCAGGGATTGATTGTCAATGAACTAATTGAGCAAATCGGTTCCATGTGGAGTACACAAGGCGGTGTTGCTAATAACTCAGTCATGGTTTATGTGGCTAATGATATTTGGACAATCTTGCAAAAAGATTACAACACCACTAATCCAAGCAAAACAATTCTTGCTCGAATGAAAGATATTGCCCAGGTTAAGGACATTAAACCCGCTGAGAAATTAGCAAGCACTCAGGTTGTATTAGTTGAGATGGAAGCACGGACAGTAGAGCTAGCGATTGCTAGTGATATTATCGTGACTCCTCACACTAAGACGAGTGTTATGTTACCTCAAGTACTTACAACTTATGCTGCGATGGTTCATAAAATTAAATCGGACAGCAATAGTAAAACGGGTATTCGTCACTTAACTGTTTAATATTATACGGTGCCTCTGCTTGCAAGCACTGTGTTTTAATTTTGGAGCAATAAATCATGAGCAAAGAAAAAACTAGAAAGTACATTGTCACTCATCCAGGTGTGTGTTTGAAAGGTACTAAAGAAGAGGAAAAAGGTGCTAAAGTTGACCTGACTGAAGAGAAAGCAGCAGCAATGGTTAATAAAGTTCGTTTGCTTGGTGATTATGAAGCTGAATTATCGAACGGCGATTCAACCAAAGAACTTGAAGCAATGACCGCTGAGCGTGATGATACACGCAAGGCATATGACATCTCAGCTAATACAATCGCAACAACTACCGCTGAGCGTGATGAACTGGTTAAAGCACTGGAAGCAATGACCGCTGAGCGTGATGAACTGGTTAAAGCACTGGAAGCAATGACACCTAAACCAGCTAAACCAGCTAAGAAGTAAATCAAATGGGCAACAGAGTAACAGATGTTGAAGTTAAAGCGATCAAGAAAGTCACACCATCGACGCTTATCACGACGCCCTGGATCAATGCGGCTAACGCAGTGGTTAATAGCATCAATCCAACTTGCGGTACTTCGTTTGATGAAGAGACATTAACACAAGTCGAGTTGTTTCTGTCTGCTCACTTTGTTGGCACCATTAGCCCGAATAAATCAGCTGAGAAATTTGAGAATTATTCCCAGACTTTCCATGTCGGATCTAATGCACTTAGTGGTGTAATGTCAGACAAATACGGGCAAACTGCCAATCTGTTAACTAATGGATGTTTAGCAGAACTTGACAAAGCGCCAGCAACGGTTGATTTTTTATGAGCTTTGAACTTGATCAGCAGATCACGTTTTGGTTACCTGTTAGCAACAACGGTTCAGGTGGCATTACCTATGCTGCCGGTGTGCTCACTGATGCGAAAATTGCTGATGTTAATGATATTGTGTTTACAAAAGAAGGGAAGAAGCAACACGCAACCAGGGCAGTCTATACAAGAGTTCCTTTGCCTATTGGTGCAAAATTTATTGAGGCGGATCACGAAAACATTGCAGTACCAGTGACAGGATCACAGTTAGTTATTAAAGCGTCAAGTAACTCATCACTGACGGATATGAACAGGGCGCTTTCATAATGACTGTACGGATTAGAGGCCAGAAGCAAGTGTTGCGAAACCTTAACCGGCAAATAAGTTTGATCAAAGGCCGAACAGTAGAAGGATTGTTAGCAGCTGGTTTGTTTGTGGAGAATGAAAGCAATAAAACAGTCCCACAGGATACCGGTGTATTGCTTAATTCATCGTTCACTAGTCCAGGTAGCATTGGCGGTAATCCGATTGTGAAAGTCGGTTACACAGCAAAATACGCGCCTTTTGTGCATGAAATGCCGAGCAGCAATAATTTTAGCAAGACAGGTACAGGATCGAAATTTTTATTAAATGCTGTAACACAAAATATCAGAACGATACTGAAAATTATAGCTAAACGAGCAATGATTAGATGAATAGTGTTAGTGAAGATATAGCCACATTATTGGCGGCTAACGCGCTTGGTACAATAGGTACTGATTTATTTTTCCTGGCTTGGGGTGATGGGGTTGATTCACAAATATTGATTTTAGATGTTGGCGGATTCAGTACTGAAGATAAAGAAAATTCAGAACAGCCAATCTTTCAGGTATTATCAAGAGGCAAACCAGGCGAAGATATGAAAACTGCATACGCGACAATCAGAGCAGTTCACGAATTTTTAATTGCTGAACCTACACAAGACATTGGGGTAGGTAACGAATACCAACAATTTACACCCATTTCTACAATAATGGGATTAGGGCGCGACGATAATAATCGGGCTGTTTACTCAATGAATTATTACACATTCAGAGCATCAATATAGGAGCATGACATCATGTCAGTCGGAATAGGTATTATTGGTAGAGATGTGACATTTACTTTCGGCGGTGCTGCGCTGCTCGGCATCTTATCAAAAGGGATCGCTTTCTCAAACGAAATGGGTGATACAACAGACGATGATTCGTCAGGATTCACTGAATTTTTAGCAACAAGTTTATTAAAATCTGCTGAATTTAGCATCTCAGGCACGTTGAAAAATCTCGAACTAGTTTCAGCTTATTTTAATGCAAGCAACATCTTTGAAGTTATTATGACTTATCCTGACGGGTCAACCATAACATTTGATGCAGCAATGACGGGAGCGCCAAGTCTAAGCCATGAAGCGAATACACTGTCAACTTATGAAGCCAGTTTTACATCCAGCGGCACCATCGTATTTGTTGCGGGCGTTTAATCGTGAATATTAATAAACCGATCAAGTTAACATGGGAAGGCAAGCCATATCAACTGCTTGTCACCATGGCTCATATTGATGAAATCGAAAGAGATATTAATTTGCTTGAGATGACTCAGCGATGCGCAACAATGGATTTGCGATTAAGTCATGTTGCCAAATTAATATCAATCATACTCAATTTTGCAGGTGCTAAAACAACACAAGAACAGATCTATATAGGCATGTTCGTCGGTGCTGAAACCGATATCGTCGCAGTGATCGACATGCTCCACGATGTTCTCAGCGTGTTATTTTTCGAGTCAAAAAAAAAGTCCGAAACGGAGACACTAAGCACATAACTGATTACCCTTGGGATGATTTATTAGCGTTAGTCGTGGGTAGTAAATGGATGTCTCTATCTGAATATTTGAACAGTACACCAGCCGTCGTCGGTTTAATAATTGAATTTAATCGTCCTAAACATATCAACGGTATTCATGAGGACGATATTGAAAGGATGGATGTTCGCCGCGCTGAGTTAGAAGCACAAGGAATCAAGGTTTTATAATGGGTAATGTGTCTATTGGTTCTTTGACAGTCAGTATCGGCGCTGATACATCAGGCATCGATAGATCACTGAAAAAAAATCAACAACAATTAAAAAAATGGTCTGCTGCTTCTAAAGCTGCTATATCAATCGCGGTCGCTTTAGCCACTCGTAAAATTATCGAATATTCAGATGCCTTCACCAGTTTAAACAACAAGTTGAAAGTTGCTACTAATTCCACGGCTGAGCTTGAAAAAGTCACAGAAGCATTATTCAAAATATCAAATGACACTCGCTCGTCTGTGGAGTCTACTGCAGAACTGTACGCGAAGCTAGAACGTTCAACGCGTGGTTTGAACATTAGTCAAGAGCGATTACTCAGGATCACCGAATCAGTCAACAAATCGTTTGCTATTGGTGGGGCTAGTACTCAAGAAGCAGCAGGAGCGATTAGACAGCTAGGTCAAGCGCTTGCATCGGGCACACTTAGAGGTGATGAATTCAACTCGATCGCCGAACAAGCGCCCATCATCATGGAAGCCATTAAAAAAGCCACAGGTAAAACTGCTGGTGAATTAAGAAAGCTCGCTGCAGATGGCACGATCACCGCTGAAATACTGATTGAATCATTAGAGAGATACGAAGATGAGATCGATGGTGATTTTGCTAAAGCTACCGCCACCTATGGTCAAAAACTTGAAGTTGCATCTAATAATGCCATTAAATTTGTTGGTCAGAATGAAAAACTCAATCAATCAATTTCCACACTTGGTGATACGGTTGTATTTTTGTCTGAGAATTTAGACACGCTACTCACTGTCGGTAAAAGCGTTTCATTGATTTACGGCGGAATATTAGTCAGTTCGTTAGTTAAATCTACTAACGAAAAATTCAGATCAATAAAAGCAACAGAAATGTTAGCGCTCGCAGAAGCCAAAGCAGCCAAAGCAGCATTTGCAGCCTCATCATTAGTCACAGCTAAAAAACTAAGTGACTCTAAAAAAATAGCTTCGGCTGCTGTGACTGAAGCGCGTACATCATTAGTTTTATTAAACGCCAACAAAGCTGCTGCAGTACAAGCATTAATAAATGCTAAAGCTACAGATAGAGTAACGACCGCTTTGGTATTTCAATTACAATCTGAATTAGCGAGAGCTAAAGCAATAACGGTAGCAATAGGAGACGCTACTATTCAAACAGCGGTAGAAACACAACTTGCAGCAGCAAAAACATCTAGTGCCGCTGCATCTAAAGCACTTGCTGCTGCAGAAACAGGCGCTTCGTTAGCTGCTAAGAATGCAACAGCTGCAAAGGTTGCTGCATCTGTGGTCACAAAGGAATTGACTGTTGCTAAAAATGCCAGTGCGATAGCCAGTCAAAGAGTCAGCGTTGCAAACGCTCTGATGACTGCTAGCATCGTTAAAACAACTATTGCAATGAGAGTATTAACAGGTGCTGCAAGGCTTGCAAGTAGTGCTATGGCGTTTTTAGGTGGCCCCGTTGGTGTACTTTTCACTGTTGTAGCATCACTGGCTCTGTTTGTTGACTGGGAAACTAAATCAGAAAAACAAACTAAGTTAACCAATAAAGCAATTGACGATCAGATCGAATCATTGAAAGGGTTAACCAAAGCTCAGTTAGAAGCGCAAAATCAGAAATTCGAGCAGCAATCAAGAAAAATAGCTACTCGAATTAAAGAACAAATAAAAGCCATTAAAGAACTTGAACAACGACAATCTGAAGCTTCAAGATCAACTAAGGAATTTGGATCTGGTTTCGCTTTTTTGGGTGGCCAAGTTGATTCAGCTAAAGAAAAACTACAACAATTGTTCGCAGAACAAGAAAAATTACAACAGTTGGGCAGTAAGATATTTGATTTGAAATTAAAAATATCAATTGATGAAGCCGCCACAGAAGAAGAATTAATTAAACTTGAGAAAATCAAAACAGCTAAAGAAATTGAAGCCGCTAAAAATAAAGCTAAGCGTGAAGCCGATCGTATTGCTGAAGAGAAACAACGCCGTCAAGATGAAGCCGACGAAATATTACTTGATTTTGAAAAGCGTTTCGCCAGTGAGAAAGAACTTCAAGCAATATTTAACCAAGAAGATAAGGATCGTTTAGCCATTGCTTTTGCTGAAAAAATGACTTCAAAAGAAGAACAGAATCAAATATTAGAACAACTTGAAAAAGATCATCAGAAAACACTAAGAGATATTGAAATTGCTGAAAATGAAGCAAAACGCCAAATATTTGAACGCAATGCTTCATCGCTTCTTAACAGTTTAAAGATTATTGGCGGTAAGTCTGTTAAAATTCAAAGAGCGATCGCATTAGCTCAGGCAGGCATATCAATTGCAACAGGGATCGCAAGAGCACAAGAGTTAGGGTTTCCTGCTAACATAGCTGAAATGGTAAGAGTTGCGGCGGTTGGTGTTAGTGCCATTAGAAGTATTAAAAGTGCTAAAATCGGATCAGCTGGTTCTGTACCGAGTGGAGGAGGATCATCTGGTTCTGTTTCAGGTGGTGGCGGATCCACACCAGCACAATCGACGAGTCAGCAACCTGCTAGTCGCATAACCGTGAATTTTGTTGGTGAAGGAAAATTATCACCTGAAGCTGTGCGCGAACTAATAGAACAAATAAATGAGGCGGTTGGTGATGGTGCCAACCTGGAAATAGATTGATAGGAAGATAAACCATGGCGATTATACCCAAACCACCTGGCACGATTGATCCACCCAATAATCCAAGCGCTGAGGCAGCGGGCACCGTAGCAGCACCTAATGATCCAACAGCGAAGGCCGCTGGTTCTGTGGCAATACCCAATAATCCAAGCGCTGAGGCTGTCGCAGCAATACCCCGAACACTAACACCATTAGTCAATATAGATTTTGCCGCTGGTTGTTTTTCTCAAAGATGTGATCCTATATCGTTTGCTGATCTATTCACTTATTCACGCAGCAGCTCAGCGACTTTTATTAATCGTCGATTGGATGATTGCGGTAATGCTGAATTTTTCCTTGATACTGATTTTGTTGGCAATGTGACAAACTTAGCTTTATTTAGTGAGCAATTCGACAATGCAGCGTGGGTTAAAGCTAATACTATTGTTTTGGCTAATAATGATAATAATGTTGATGGGTTTAAAACAGCGGACAGATTGCATCCTGCAACAACTGGAACTCTGAGAGGTATCAGTCAGGCAATCACCGCCACCACAGCTGAACATAATGTCAGTTTTAGAGTTAAAGCGGCCGGTTTTCAATGGGTTAAAGTATTTGATGCCGCTAATACTAACGGCGCGTGGTTTAATGTGTCAGTTGGCGTGGTTGGTACAATCACTGGTAATTGTGAGCCATCTATTGAACCTTTGGGAAACGGTTGGTTTAGATGTTCAATTGGTGATGCAGGCGCAGTTGCCGGTTTTGCTAATATCATATTAGCCGATGCTGATAATTCAACTACCGCGACTTTAAATGGTACAGATGGTGTATTATTAGATGCTGCTCAACTGACTTTGGGTGTCAAAGCTTTACCGTATGTTAAAACGTTAGCATCGACAGTATTACAAGCATTTGCTGAGACTTTACGGATTGAGTACGATCCTGTAACGAGTGAAAATTTAGGTGCGTTAATTGAAGGTTCCAGCACTAATTTACTATCGAAAAGCGATGAATTTGATGATGTTAGTTGGATAAAAACTAATTCTACGATAACAGTTAATAATATCAAATCTCCTGATAATACTATAAGCTCGGATAAAATAGAAGCAGGGTCAACAGCTTCTATTTTGCCATCATTGTCAAAATCCGTAACTGTAGTAATTTCTAATACTCACACAAATAGTTATTATGTTAAAAAAGGTGAAGTTGATTTCATACAAATATCATATAACACTGGACAAGTGGCAAATAATCCTAGAGCAAATTATGACATAGTACAAGGAGTTTTAGGAACTGTAGACGCCGATATTATCGCTGATATAGAAAATATCGGCAATGGGTATTTTAGAATTTCTGCCACCGTTGTAACCGCCACCACTGCTTTAAATTGTATAACGAATTTAATAAAATCAGCAACAGACACTCGTAATCAATCCAACTCATGGATTGCAGGAGAGGGGATCTTTATATGGGGCGCTCAACTTGAGCAACAATCTTTCGCTACTAGTTATATAAGAACAGAACTATCGACTGTGTCAAGAGTTGCTGATGATTTAAGCATCCCTCAAGCAGGAAATGAAGTTCCAACGGGTTCTGATGTTACATATTTTACAGATATTGATTTTCCATCATTACCATCTGGCGGAACTAGTAATACGAGACATGTGTTTAGATCGAATGGCATCAGCTCGACATTCAGTATATTGAGTGTGAAATCAACGGGGGAGCTTGAAGTATTTCACGGTTCAGCCGCACCAGATATTGCGGCTGATGGATTTTTTCCAAATTCATTTAAATGCGCTTTTACATTCACAAAATCAACAAATAATATACAAGGTTTTATTGATGGTTTAGCAGCCAGTGGTGGTGATGCAGGGAGTCAATGGGAACTAAATTCATCAGGTATAATGCAAATAGGTGCAAGTGGATCTGGTGGTAGCGGTAATATTTTCGGCCATATTAAATCACTACAAATATATAACACAGCATTAACAGCTCAAGAGGTGGCATTATTATGAAACAAATGATTTTAAAAATTGATGATGACGCAGATATTAATTTAATGCCTGAAGATCTGCGAAAAGCTATCAGTAAAACTAAAATCCAGTGGCCTCAAGGTCAGTTAATTGGCACTAAATCATATTATAATAAACGATTGATTTTGATCCTAAGTCCTATTGAACCTGAAGAAATTGAATCATTGTTTGATGATTTTGATCTTGCCTGGTCGATATTAGCTGTGGAAGGCGAAATAGTCGATCAAAAACCTATATTGAAATTCATGGAAGATGTAGACGGCGAAGATGTAACAGATATTACTGGAAAACTTCAAATTTTCGCAGGGCATTTGTGGACTTATGATTAAACCAATCCTAATACCCACAAATAACCCTGGTGGTTCGTTGTTAGGGTTTGGTAACCTATTGACAGCATCTACTACTGATGACGCTGAGAAAGCGCTGATACCTAATACTTTTGAGCGTTGGCGACCACCGAGCGGCGCAGTAACCGTTAAATTTCAAATGTCTGTAACCGCTGAAATTGACTTTATTGGGATCGCAGCACATGCTTTAACTGGTGAATCTTTCGTGTTATCGACAGCCGCAACAGTTGGTGGTGCGTTAACAGAAAGAGCTGCAGCAAGTCCAACTGACAATGGCGCTTTAATGTTTAGCTTCGATCCTGTAACGGTTCAAGAAATCGCATTTACCGCGACCCTATCAGCAGCTAATGAAATCGGTGTTATATTTGCAGGAAAAGCACTTCAAATGCCTCGTAACATTTACGGTGGTCATTCACCGATCACGCTTTCACAAGTGACGGAATTTCAATCACCTGTTTCTGAAACAGGACAATTTTTAAGCAGAAATATTATTAGACAAGGATTAAAGACAACTATGAGCTGGCAGTTTTTAGATCCTGATTTTTATAGAAACGACTTTCAGTTGTTTGTGAATTCAGTCAGAAAAAATCCTTTCTTTGTCAAATGGCGACCGGATCTATTCAGTAATGAGGTAGCTTTTTGTCAAACTATCGGTGATATTAAACCAACTAATATGGGTGGTGGTCACACGTTAATGTCTGTATCAGCACCCATCATAGCGCATGCTGACTTATGAGTTTTGACAGTAAAAGAATCGAATTCAGTCGCGAGCATTTTAATCTTGTGGAGATTGATCTTGATTATTGCTCTAACACTTTTGGTGTTGCACCGTGTGTCGGAGGTGTTAGAGCAATAACTACAACAGCTGTATCAGTTGATGATTTCACAGTGGGCGATGAGATTGAAGGCGGTACGTCGGGCGCTAAAGGAAATATAACAAATATAGCAGGCACAGCACCTACTTATACTTTCCAATATAGGATCACTAACGGAATTGATTTTCAAACAGCAGCTGAAACAATCACTAATAATACAGCAACAGGGGTTGCGACAAAAAACGGAAGTGCGCCGACACTAATTACATCAGGTGATGACAAATGTTTTAACACACGTGAATCAACTCAGGATGAAATTAATTATACAGTGGCTACGACAACCGGCGAACAAACAATCACCATCGCTGCAGCGGGTAAAACATTCACGCGTTCTGCTGGATCGTATTTGACTGACGGGTTTAAAGTTGGTCACACTGTTACATCTTCTGGATCCACAAATGTAATCAATAATCAGTCAGCGCTTTTAATATCAGCATTAACTGCAACAGTAATGACGTTTTCTACAGCTGTAGGGCTTGTTGATGAAACAGGTGATGGTGATGAAGTAATAATATTAAATAGCATAAAAACATATAGATTCTGCGATCCACGAAGTCCTTTGCCCACAAATTTACCATCTGGTTCGGGGGATCCTGATGTCATCCCCTCTTTATCTGATGTTAATGTAACAGCATCTAAAATCGATCTTACAGGCGGATTAGGTCAGCGAACTAGCGCATCATTCAATTTTACCGATAATCCACACAGTGATATTGATGTTGATAAATACATTTCAGAACGCAGTTGGGCGGGTTTGTCAGCCTTGGAACGCGGTACTTTTTGGACAAAATTAAGGGCGAGAAATCCTAATTATCAGTTCAGAGACATCAGACATTTATCAGGTTATCTCAATGATGATGGTTCATTTGATTCTGCCAATTTTCAGACAAGACATTATGTGATTGAAAACTTAAACGCCACTAATGGTCAAGCGACAATCGCAGCCAAAGATCCATTAAAATTAGTCATGCGTAAAAAAGCGTTAGTACCATTACTGAATACCGGTCAATTGACAGCGAACCTTGCAGCAGGAGTGACGACAGCTACATTGAAACCGGCTGGTGTGGGTAATTCAGAATATGATGATGATGGTTCATTAGTAATTAAAGATGAAGTAATGACGTTCACCAGGGCTGCTGATGTGTTGACGCTAGTCAGAGGACAAAGAAATACATCAGATATAGCACATAATATTAATGATACAGTGCAGCAATGTTATGTTAAAAATGCTCAAGTTAACATTATCGTTCAGGATTTATTAGAAAATTTTGCCAATTTTGATAGTAATCTGATCCCTACCGCCGCATGGCAATCAGAGATCGATACGTTTTTAAGCGGATTGCTTGATGGTATTATTACCAAGCCAAGAGATGTATTTAAAGTATTAAAAGAATTATCAGATGCTATGCCACATTATCTGTGGTGGGACGAAAGAACACAATTTGTTAATCTGACAGCATTAAAAGCACCACCGTTAAGCGCTGATATTCTCGATATGGATGAAAACCTGGTAGCTGATAGTTTCAAAACAAAAGATTTACCCAATATGAGACGATCAGCTATTGTTGTTAATTTCGGCCAATTTGATCCAACAAAAAGACTTGATGAGCCTGGTAACTGGGAGCAAAGCTACATAAGAATAGATCAAGCTTCAATTACAAAATATCAATCAAATCAAATACTAACAATCAACTCAAGATGGATCTCAAACACTAATAAAGCCGCGGCTCTACAATTAGCTGCGTTAAAAGGTCGAAGGTTTTCAGATATTCCTCGCGAAATCAATTTTTCTCTTGATGCGAAAGATTCTGATGTGTGGATCGGCCAAAGTCGTGATATTAATCATCGCGATATATTAGACTTCACGGGTATACCTGTTGATACAACGTTTCAGATCACCAGTGCGAGAGAAACTGACAATTATGATTATGTTGGTTTAGAATTTACTTATGGTGACGAATTACCCGAGGATGAGGGAGGGGCTGATCCTGATGTTGATCTTGTGATATTTGGATCAGATCTAAGAAATGTTAATTTGCGCACCGTTTACGATACTCTTTTTCCAGCACCGGATGCGTCGACTAAAGCTAAATTTGTTATTGATGTCGGGGTAGTGATAGGATCAGCATCAATACTTACTGATGGGATAGATACTGGATCGTGGCCTGCTGGCGCAACTGTCACTTTGCAAATCAACAGTACAGGTTTTTCAGTTGGCGCTGGTGGACTTGCTGGTGGTAATGGTGGTGTCGCTATAAATCTCAGTAATGATTTAGAGATCATCAATAATGGAGTCATCGGAGGCGGCGGCGGAGGTGGCGGTGATGATGTTGATGGTGATTATGAAGCTGGCGGCGGAGGTGGCGCAGGCGATAAAGTAGGTAGTGGAAAATTTTCAACAATTTCACCGCCATCAACAGGAACAACAATTAACGGCTCTAACGGAACATTGACAGATGGTAGTACAGGTGGTACAGCAATCGGGACTGTTTCTGCGATTGCTGGTGATGGGGCTGATTTAGGCGAAGATGGTGTTAGCGCTTCACAGGCTGCTGGTATCGCTGGATTAGCCATTAAGAAAAATGGGTTTGTGCTGACGGAAACTGTGACCGGCGACATAAGAGGAGTAATATCATGATAGAATTAAAAAGGTGGTATCACGAGGACTGTACTATAGGAAGATTGAAAATAGAAGGTTTTCAGTGTTTTACTTTAGAACTCCCATGGCTTAATAACCATAAAAACATCAGCTGTATTCACACGGGCGTTTATGGTTATTTTTTCCGCAACAGTTCTCGTAATGGTTCAGTTTTAGAGTTATTAAATGTTCATGGTAGAACGAATATACAAATCCATTCAGGCAACTACATATCGCAGATCAGGGGTTGTATTTTGACAGGTGATAGTGTTAAGTGGTTAAATAGTGATAAGATACCTGACGTGACTAATTCAAGAAACACATTGAGACGGATTTTAGCGCTGGCAGGTCGATCAGGGCATATTTTTATAAACTAACGAGGTATAGAACAATAATGAGCACTATTCGTCTAGCAAAAACACAACAGTTCGTTAAGGATGGATTACTTTTTGCGCCTGAATCATTCAGAAAAGCTCCTTATTACGAGCTTGAATTAGTTTGTAATGGTTGTGGGGCGGCTAATGCTAAATTCGATTTTATCCCAGATACTATTTATCTCACTTATATTGGATATGCATGTCATATTCATGATTGGATGTACGACGAAGGCTTAAACATCGAAGATAAAGAATGCGCGGATCGGGTATTCTTAAATAATTTATATCGTATTATTAAGCATGAAAACGCTTGGTATAAACCAACATTTTTGATGAGACAACGAGCCTTGAAATATTATTTAGCTGTAAAATATTTCGGCGGTGATGCTTTTTGGAATGGTAAGCAAATATAAAACTGATCTCGATGACGTTCGAGACATCAGGCATAACCGCTATTTAAAGAGAAATAATATTGTGCCAATCGTCAGCAAACAAATCATTAGCTCAAGTCAACAAGGCTCAAGGCTTAGAGTCCGATTAATGTATGTTTTCAGTGATGGTAGGGAAGTTACTTTAAGCGGGATATATGTTAACGATCAAGATGCTGCTGATCAAAAGCTCATCGATTTAGAATCTATTGTCTTATTCAAAACTCAAGAACTTGACGCTGAGAAATCAGAAGATCAAGATAGCGCCATTGTGGATACTGGTGAAGCAAGCCAAAAACAAATAGCAAAGCAATATCTCATTCGAGCGATGCAAGAAAAAGACCCGTTTATCTCGTTAAATAAGTTAACAAAAGTTCTCAATTTCATCACCAATCAAGGCTGGACACCCACTCAAATAAAAACAGCTCTCAACTTAACAAATGATGAATGGGATAAAATCACAACTCGATATAATTATTTGAAAAGCGTTGAAGCTGCATTGATTAACTATCAAGATATTATTAACTCAGAGGTTATGCTGTGAGTTTTATATATTACAGAGATGGAGCGACAACTGGTACTGCGACTGGTGACGGTGGACTGTACGCAACAGAACAAGATTTATCGAGCGGGTGGACAAGTGCATTCACGACAACTGCAGAATATTACGCATCAGAAGAAGCGGCTCTTGCTGCAACATCCTTTGCTGCTGGTGATACTCTTATTTCTACCAGCGACCACGATCACGACTATAACTCTTCAGGGACTAAAACATTAACAGCCGCAAGTTCTGGCGCGTTTACAAAATTTCAAAGTGTTTCAGCAACCGATGGAAGTTATGAAGCTGGATCACTTGAAAGAAATGATATAACTGGTGGTGACATCTCTTGGATAGGGAGAAGAAAACACCAAGGTGTACGATACGGCTCTGATGACAACTTAGTGATTGGAGGTGGTTCAGGTGGTGACAAAGCTCAACTATATTTTAGAGATAGTATCTTATTTTTAAATGGTAATAGCGATCAATTGGCCGTTAGTTCTGCGGATGGATGTTCTATAAAACTAGTTGATTCAGATATCTCGTTTGGTGGTAATACGGCGTTTATATCTCTTAGAGCAGGCGGTAATTTAGAATGGATCGGCGGTGCAGTTATTGGTGCTGCAACTGCAGTTACTTGGCTATTTGATAACGGGTTAAATGGCGCGGCTACGGCTGGTGGTATGACTGCATATTTGGAAGGTGTGGACTTATCGAAAGTTGCCGGAATACTTGGCGGCGTAGGTAGTAGTGAAGCAAACGAGGATATTATCAGTGTAACTCTGTATAGATGCGCCCTCGGCACTGTGGGAACGACCAGGGTTGAGGAGTCATTAACTAATTTAGATCATTTCTTCAAGATGACTCAGTGTTTTGATGCCTCGACAGGTGCAGATATTCAAGATTTTGAAAGTAGTTATTTCGGAACAGTTGAACAGGACTTGTCTATTTTTAGACAAGAATCTCCAGATTTCCCAAGTGGTGATCAAGGTTCTTACGAGATGATTAGTTCGGCAAATACAGACGCCACCACTCCATTGACCTATCAATTGTCAAGATTTGCTGCATTATCAAACACGGCATCGGACGAATTCGAGGTTTATATTACAAGCGATACAGCTTTAACCGATACTGATTTTTGGGTAGAGGTTATTTATCCTGATGGCACTAACAAACATATATCTAACTTCGTAAGCTCACAAAACGCTGATGTGTTCGCTGCAGGAACTACTTTGACAACTGACAGTTCTTCCACTTGGACATTAGGCAAGTCAAATAAATACGTCATAAGCATCCCCACTAGCGGAGATGAAGGCGCAGATGGATCGGTAAAAATTATCATTAATTTAGGGAAAGCCTCAACAACTATTTATCTAGCTAGTAGCGCCGGTGTAAAATAATGGCTGATAGAGTCTATTTTGTTGACGGAGTTCTTCATCAGGAAACTGGCGAAAGAAATGTTATTGTTGATGGTGTTGTGTTGCAAGAAACAACCTTGATTGCAACTGGTGAACCACTAACCGCTTTTTTCACAGAGCCACAACGGATCGTAAAAACGAGAACGAGATGACCGATATCTTAACGCTAGACGTTGCTAAAGCGCCTTTAATTTATATGCCTAAATACAATAATATTGTTGTAAGACACGAATTTGGTGCGGTAATTGTATTTATTGGCCAAAAACGAGTAGAATTAACGACGATGATAGCTCATGACATAGGTTATGCGATTCACTCCAGTGAAAAACAACCTGATGAAATGGTTGTTTTATCGATTAACGGTGAAAAAATAGAATTATTGTGGCCAATTGCTTTAAAGCTTGCAACAGCGCTTTTAAGAAAGGCAGACGATGCAGATGATTTTCAAATTAGGAGAATGACATGATCGGTAGACTTTACACAGTGGCTATAGGCTCACAAGCTCAAACAGTCGCTAAAACATTAATTGAGATCGCAAGCGCTGCTGATTCGGTAACTCTTATTGAACGGTTAAGCTTAAGTCAGACTAGTTTTGACACCAGTGAAAATTTAGGGATCTTAGTTCAACGCATCACAACCACCGGCACAGGAACAGCAACCACGCCTGAGCCTTTACAAACGGGTGACGCTGCATTTGGTGGAGTGGTCGAAACAAATTCAACTGCGGAACCTACATACACAGCTGGCACTGAAATTTTAGAATCAGGATTTAATGCGCTATCGGGTTTCTTGTGGACACCAGCGAGTGATGATGAGGTTATCGCAATTTCTCCATCCGCTTTAGTTGGCTTCAGTTTAGATGTAGCGCCAAGCGCTTCAATGAATTTTAGTTATGCTTGCACCATTAGAGAGATTGGCGGCTAAAACGGTGTGTCACCTCAATTAATAATCAATTGGAAACGTCCGAGAAGGACGTTATCCTTACCTGAATTAAACGAATATCCTGAGACTCAGGTTGTCGAGCTTTATCCAGCGTTTTTATCGCCAGACTCTCATCGAATCTCGTTTAGTATTCATCACCAGGCATTATTAGAATTAAATTTTTATCCTGAAACCCCAGGTGTTGAGCTTTATCCTGCATGGGTTGGTGTTGATTCAAATAAAATACAATTTAATATAACAAGACAAACATTAAACGAACTAAACAGATATCAGAATTTTGCCCCGATCACTGCTTGGGAAACACAATTTAATAAAATAAAAAATGTTACCAATCGTCAACTAAATGAATTACCAATATTAAGTTCTTACCCTCAAATTCAGATTGTCGAATTTTACCCGGGATTCTTGGCGCCAGACTCCCATCGAATATCGTTCGACATCGGACATCAGTTATTACCTGAGTTAAACACTCGGCCATTAGCACCATCAGAGGTCACTCTTCCTGCATTTTTAGAACCTATCGCATTCAAGTCGAAATATGAACGAGTGTTTTTATCTGAGTCTCTTGACGCGGCTCTATTGGCCAGTGCTGGCGCAGTCGCAGTGATAGGATTTTTAAAAGGTGAAATTTCTGTATTTTCTGCTTATAATGGAGAAATCAAAGTTATCAATGCTTTAACTGGTGAGGTTAGTGTGATCAATCCACTTAAGATTCAATAATGGCCACCTTAGAAATACATCCTGATAATTCGGTTGCTGTGCAAATAACGCTCAGTAATCCTATCACCGATCTATTTGTCAACGATGCCACTGTGGTTGCTGAAATACAAGACAGCACTGATAATAGTGTTATTCAATCTAGTTTTTCTCTTCCTTTTGTTGCTTCATCTAACGGTGTTTATAGAGCGACATTATCGCCGATTGCAGGTTTAACCTTAGGTGTCATTTACAATGTGATCATTGATGCAACAGGGACAGACTCATTGATCGGTCATTGGGTAGCGCCAATCAAAGCAAGTTTAGCGGGGATAAGTTAATATTATGTCAATAGAAGAAGAGATTGCAGAAATTAACAAACGCTTGGATAATATTGAAAGACTAGTTGAGCAACAGACGACGAATATTAATGCTCTAACATTATCCACACAGGGGATAGTTGATGTTTGGTCGGCTGGCAGAACTTTACAAAAAGCAATTAAGTGGTTATCAGGTTTTTCAGTCATCGCTGTCATTATTGCTAAGTGGACAGGGAAGATTTGATTTTTTAGCAGCGCCTTTTTCGCTTTCCCTTTGTCCAAGTTTTTCGTAAATTCTGAAATATTCAATCATAGCGTCGGCGGTTCTATAATCCTGCGTACTTGGTTTAATCATCGCCCATCACCCCATAATAAAATTTTTAAAAATATTCCGTCAGCACCGGTATTTTCACCACGCAAACCAGCGTTTGATTGATGATTGACTTCTAACCGCCACCAGCCGCATTGATAACCGATTGATTCTTGAAACAAAAATGGACTTGATGTGGCTCTTGATATTTTTGTTGTGTATGCCAAACCGAAATCAAAGTAAAAATTACAGTTGTTCTTGAAGTTATATTTATAAATATTGCGGCTAACTGATAAAGTATGATGATGTTCAATTGGCTTAAAACCATATTGTCTTTGAGTATCACGGGTGCCCGGTGAAAGAGTGTAATCCTGCCAATACTGATAATCAACCTTCCATTTATTTCGCTCAATTGAAAATGATTGGATGCTACTGCCTGATTTATCAGCTTTATACGGCGTACCGTAACCATAATAAATCTCAGTCGCTGCGATTGGAGTGCTTACTAATATTAATAGTAGGGTTAATAGTTTCATTTTGGTTTTCCTTATAACTCTTTTTCGAGTTCTTTAATGATTGATTTGATGCAACTCTTGCAAGGCTGAACGCTTCCGCCAACAGATAATGTTAAATGTTGCGCATCTGAAAAACACCAATCAAATGACTTACGAAACCTACCACACCAATAAACATCCTTGTTTAATTTCTGGCTGTCTATATGAGTTAATTTTATCGTGTGTTTAACGCTCATTTTATTAACCCAAACGCTCTATTAAATTGTTCAATATCCTTTTTAGTTCTTCTCGGTAGAGTTTTAGGATGACCGCAAAACGGACAAACTTTATATTTATTGTACTCATACACATAATAACAACTCATGCATGTTTTTATTCTTATTGGTTTAACTACATCATCTTCACTCTTGATTTTTGGTGTGAATTTCCACATGTGAACACAGTCGCAAGGTTTGTACTTGTAACCACAATGTTTTTCTACTGGGCACGTAACACAATCGCTCATCTCAACGGCTCCACTAATTTATTTGCTTGTTCAATATAATAATCAAAATTAATCGGTGCTGTCATATTATCCAAATTATTACACGGACAGACCTTCCATCCGACATCGATACCTATTCTACGCCATGGAGGATCGACAATCATTGGTTCGTTATCATTATAAGTAACAAGACCGTCTTTTATTGCAGTTTCGTATTCAGCAACACTGCTAATGGTATAAAGATTATCCGTTTCTCTTGTTGGATCATACATTATCATCGTAGGTTTATTTTTAGCCAATGGCGGCATTAGTTTAACCAACTCAACGCCGCGTGCATCAGTGATATAATATCGAGTGATATTTTGCAATGGTCTAGCTGTCTCACCAACTAACGGCACGTTATGCATGCCAACCAACTTACTAGATCGTGGCACTTTAGCGCGTTTCATAAAATCCATAATATCTTTGTGGTTACGGATAAAATCACCGATATCTTGACCATTAACTAACGCGGCTTCTGCGGCTTTCTTCACAACTAGAGCACTATGATCTTTATGCCAGGGTAACTCCCTTATATCGTCGCGGTCATGAGCATATGCGCCTTTGCGTTTCAATGATCCATCGGTAAATTCGCCGATATAATTATTAACATCTCGGATAAACATTCTATTGTACTCAACTCGCTCTAATTCAAGCAGTGTGAAGCGCTCCCAGCAATCACAAACTTCATTGACCCACTGCTCAAGATGTCGCGGTATACGCACAGTCAGGCCATCTGTATTGACCTGGATCATGGTAAGTTCACTTGATTTGATTAATTGTTCAGCCAGCATACATAGAAGCAATTGACCGTTGATTGTGATTGACATAGTGTAAGCAGGATCATAAAACGGGCTGTAAACATTATTACTGTCACCATAAACACCATTTAATGCTAGTTTGAGCATGTCATTTTCAGGTGTTTTTTTAGTTGTATTTTTTCGCTGATTATAAACATCAATATAAATATCACAAAAACCCTCACCTAAATGCTCAGGGAAAAGCCTGTTGGCGATTGCTAAATTAGTATAAAAACTGTCCACATCAATATCAAGAATCATCCAGTAATTATCGCTAACGACTGTCTGAGAACTTACCGAACCATGAATACCACCAAGTCCGAAATCATAGCTAAACCCGTTTATTATAGCTGATAAATTTTTGTAGACACCTTTCGTTTCAGTTACTCTTTGTGCTTTGAAATAGTTCAGTACGCGAGTAAATTCAGACTGTTCAAATGCAATGTAAGGGAAAACAACAGTGTTTAAATCAATCGATGCCCTGATTGTTTGCCTCGGTTGTTTTCTATTCCACTGATCTTTGTAATAACATGAGCCTGGGATCGCTTCTTCCAACTTCATGATGAAATAATCTTTGCCAATTTTTGTATCATTATGATTCATGAAATTTTTAAAATGCTTGGTGGTTAACTCTTCACGCATTTTAATCTGAGGCTGTGATAACCAGTAGAATTTTTTAGTTTGTTTAACATCATGACGATTATAGGAGCGCAATATTGGATAATTTTCGCGGCCTACATTTTTACCAGGCTCAAACGGTAGATCTTCAATGTTCCAGCTACGCATATTAAACTCAAGCACTTTAAGACTGGTTGATTTGGCACGGTTGTCGAAATGATGAATTTTAAATAGATCAATTTGCTCAACAATCCAATCAGACTCCCACACCATGTGTTTAAAACTGCCGTCATCAATGATTGATTGGCATTTTAAATAAATATTATAAGCGTTAGTGATCAAACCGTTAATGATGTCGTGAGCGATGGGGTAATCGAAACCAATATTATTATAACCGACCATTCGAGCGCCGAGATTGCTTAGCTGATACATAAATTGACAAAACGCATAATAATCGTTATGTTTCTCAGATATTTCAAAAAACCATTCTTGATCGCTGGTCGCATGCTCAACCGCACATGTCCAGATGTCTGGGTAGGTTTCAAAATCATAAATGTAGTCTAGATCAGCGGTCATTTCGATTGTCCTTAGATAGAATAAAAAATACCCGACCTTACAGCCGAGCCAACAGGGGAATTAACCACCAGGCTGTAAATAACCGTTACCAGCTGGTGCCACGACCGCATGCTGCACAGCCGTTACACCAGGTTGAGATCCCGCAGGCAGCGCAACAGATTCTTGAGTCGCACCAACCGCCACCGATGCATCGTTTGGGGCTGGATGAGCTTTAGCTAAACCTTGGTTTATTAACGTTTCATTCGAATGACCAGCAGCAATATGTGCAGTATAATCAAGCCCTTCATTCATTAACACGGGGTCTTTTGGTTGTTGTTGAACTGGTGCCATCCCGGGTTGTTGAACTGGTGCCATCCCGGGTTGTTGAACTGGTGCCATCCCGGGTTGTTGAACTGGTGCCATCCCGGGTTGTTGAACTGGTGCCATCCCGGGTTGTTGAACTGGTGCCATCCCGGGTTGTTGAACT